GAATTATATAATTTGCCAGATGCGAATTTGTTACCTGTTCCTTTCACTTCAGGATTACCATAAGGATATATTCTTTCCTTTATCTTTTTTTTGATATAGGAAGTGAATATATCACCAAGTTTATCTGCTGCTTGTTCTGTAAGTGCTAATTTCATAACATTATGGGCATCCGCCTATAAATCCTGCAGGTTGAGGGAATCCACCGATTATATTCCAGTTTCCAAAATTACCTGCCAACATATCATTTGTATACCATCCGTTAGGTACAGGTATTGTAAATGCTTGGTCCAAATAAACTTGTTGTCCCGTGCTCAAACAAGGCCAGCAAGTAAGTGGAACACACGGACCACAGAGTCCTATGTCTTGAGCATAAACATTAAATGTTAGACCCAAACTATAATTGTTACAAGAATTAGTTTTTGTTGTTCCTGATGATACCAAGAATGTGAGACCTGTGAATGGTGGAGGTGTCGAAGTAGGTGTAATACTTGGAGTAACTGTCGGTGTACTTGTAATTGTTGGAGTGATTGTAGGAGTTGCTGTTTTGGTTGGGGTGACAGTAGGCGTAGGAGTTCTTGTAGGAGTTCTCGTAGGCGTAGGAGTTCTTGTAGGAGTTCTCGTTGGAGTTGCTGTTGGTGAAGCAGTTATCGTTGGCGTAAGTCCACTTGTCGGAGTAACTGATGGTGTAACAGATGGTGTAACAACAAATGGTTGGAATGCTGCAGCACATCTATCAAGAGGCATCATAACTTTGATTCTCAGGTTTCCACTCCATCCCCCACATAAATCAGAATATTCTTCCAAAAATGGATTACATTCAACGAACTCGTCCAAATAATATTTTGCATTGAAACAACCCAAACTATCTGTAACGGATAATCTGAATTGAGAAATTATATCATCAAGAATTTGATTCGTATCGGATAAGACATCAATTTGATTTGTCAAATCTCTATCCAATATATCCATTACAATACAATTAAATTCATATTCTGTAAAAGAACTTCCATTGTCTTCGATAATTGTGTTTGCATTTCCTGGCACAACATATAACAACGGAAAGAATGGAGATTCGAATGTCGTGTTTTCCATTTTCAATCTACTCTCGGTCCAATAAGATAAATCATCGAGTGCCCCAAAACCGAATGAATTTATTTGTTTGTGATGGTCCGCTAACAATCTAAAGTCATCGTGGAATGTCTTGAAATTTATTGATTCGTGGATTATTGGAGTTCCTGTAAATGTTTCGAAGGCCGCCTCACATCTATCGAGTGGGGTCATTGTTTTAATCTTGAGTTCTGCATTCCATCCATTGACAGAGTCATCATACTTATCCAAAAATGGAATGCAAGGAGTGGTCTCATCCAAATAATAAAAATTATTGAAACAACCGAATTCAGATGTTACTGATAATCTATATTGAGAAAGAATATCTTGAAGCATCTGTAATGTATCCGATAATACATCTACTTGATTGAATAAATCTCCTTGTACTAAATCCATACAAATAAGATTCAAAAACCATTCTTTATATCTTAAACCATTTGTTACCTTTCCTGGCACAACATATAACAACGGATATATTGGTGATTCAAATGTCGGATTAGGTTGACTATCCCTAAGTTGTGTCCAATATGATAATTGGTCCGTGTCTCCCAAACCATAAGAATTGATTTGTTTGTGCAAAGACACAGCAAGTTTCAAATCATCACTTATATTCTTAAAATTTATATATTGATAATTTGGAACAAACATCATTTACGATTTTTGTTTTTTATTTTTTTCCCTATCCACATCAATGAGGTACGCAAGATGATTGAGACAAGCCACAAGGGGTAAGTTAGTAACTTTAGAAATTTCCCAAACCCTGTCTTGGGAGAGATAGGATATTGCGGAATACCAACCCCAATGACTTGAAAAATTAGAATCAGTTTCAGAATCCGCCATTGGAACTTGCTCCTTGAATAGGTCTCCATAAGTGGTGCTAATATTAGACCTGAATTTGCTAAAAAAAAAATTGCTCCTTCCAAGTATTTCATTGGTAAATCTTTGAACTCATCTTTTGATTTTCTGAAATCAATTTCAGAATATGTTTTACCTTTTTCAAGATATAAATATGAAGCAAGTTCATTCAAGTTATTTAATTTATAAGATTCTTCTTTGTTGAGAAATGTATCTATATCAACAAATTGTCCGAATGAAATATTATAAATATCAATTAGAGAATATTCTTTTTCATTGTGTTTGATGTTATAAAAAACTTCTTTGTTAGCTGAGGAAAAATATGCTGAGATAATTTCTCCGACTTTTTTGAATTGCTCAGCCGGTGCTTCTAAAACCTCTTCACGGCTCAGTTCTGTGAGTTCACAAATTATTTTAATATATAATTCTTCTTCTGATAACAGGTCTCTCAACTTCATAACATTTGCATAGTTGAGAATTGTTGGTTCTTTAATTGGATATTTTTTGTCTTTGTAAATAATGAATTGCTCCATATTATTAAATATTTTTTTCAATATACATACACTCCAGTGTTTCTCATCAACTTCATTTGTAAAATATACCGAAGTGGGTCTATCAAATGATTATGATGGTCTTCAGGTTCGTCAATATTTTTACCATTTTTATCTTTTTTCCAAACATAAGAATTCAATTCATTCAAGAGATTTATTGAATCTTTGTGTATATAAAGATTATGTCTTTTAATTTGGTCTATACCTGCTAAAATGGTATCTTTTTTAACAGGCTTAGCATTTATTCCAGCCCTATTCAATTCTGTGATTGCTTGAGGGTTAGCGCTGTCACATATAAAATCATCATATAGATTCAACCCCAAATCTTTTATTTTATAAATAAAATCTGGAATGGTTATATTACGCAAATAGATTAGTTCTTTACAATAGAGAGAATCATTCAATTTATATGTTTCTAATAATGTGCAAGGGTCTTCGTATCCGAAATCCACTGAATATCCCAGCAATTTTGCCCCTTGTGGTAATTCTTCATAAATTTTTTGATGTGTGAAAACTAATCTAGTTGGTTGTCCCTTTTGTCCGAGACCAAAAACTCTCCAAAGATTGGGGTCCCTGTCTTTTAATTTTTCAATTTCTTCAATTTGATTTTTTGCTAAGAATGGATTGTCCAAATAAGTTACAATAGAATAAAAAGTATCTTCTTGTTTTTCCATATCATATAACCAAGATTGCCAAAGAGATGGATTGAAATCCAAAATCATTCTTTCACTTGTTCTCAGGGATAATTGAACAAATTCTTCATAGTTTATCTCAGTTGCTTCATTTATAAAACAAACATCTCGTTTACGACCTCTAATACGTTCTTCTAAATCTAAGGAAAACCATTCTATAATATTTGTTCCGATTTCAACATAACCATCAACTGAATGCCATTTGTTTGAATCGTATATATCCAATTTAATTAGTACTTCCTTCAGGTCTCTCAGAATCGAACCTTTTAGTGATGGTAAAGTTTTTCTTACAATAGAATAAACTTTATTCTCTTGTTGTAGAATGTTTATAACCATCCATAAAACTATATTATAGCTTTTGCCGGCTCTACTACTTCCTTGAAAAACATAGTTTCTATAATTGGGGTTTATGAGGTCCTCGAATACTTTAGTTGTTTGAATTTTCAAGAATTTTATCGTTTTTAGAAAGATTATCTCTCCACCAAAGAGGTTGTAGGTTCGTGTAATGATTCAGCCTGTACAAATCATCTTCAGTTTTAGCTGTAGCTAATGGTATAATATGGTCCAAATGCCACCCAAAAAATCCGTGATTATCCCAATTCATGCCCCCGAAGAATTTACTCTCGATGTGTTTTTTAAAGGTCAACCAATCACAACCTAACATAGTTTGACTACTAATTTTCTTATTTTTGATTACTCTTCTAATCCTATTCCTATAACATTGTTTTAATCTCTCAAATGGATTCTCTTTCATAATCTTTGCTCTATATTCAACAAACCGTTTCATATTTTTCTTTCTATATTGAATATGATATTGAATATAATTTTCTTGTGTCTTTCTTTTCTCCATCCTCTTTCTATCATATTCGACCCTTTTTTGAGATTTGAAATATGATTTTGAACACTTAGAACAATAAACAGATAGTCCATCTTTTCTTGCTCGATTGGATAAAAAACTCTCTTTTGGTTTACTCTGATTACAACAAGAACAAAACTTATCGGTAGGAACTACAATGATTAAATTTTCTTGTCTAACCTTATAGTTTTGTTTCATCCTTTCTTTTATACAATCACTACATTGACCCCTTCTTCCCATTTTACCGCTTGATAATTTACGAAGTGGGAAATTTTCAATAGGAAGTTCTTTTGAACAATGACTACATCTCTTCATAATTCAAAGATAAAAAAAATTATATTCATTCAATAACTTTTTTATGATTGCCAACCTTTTTAAAGGTCATATTTTTTATTGTTCCAAAGATTTCCTTATCCATCTTTTGGAATAAATCTTCAAAATAAGAATATGCAAATTCTCTTGTAAACTCTTCTTGAAAGAAGAGATATGCTTCAACATAGAAATAACCTTTTCCTGTTAGAAATAATGAATCAGGAAAAT